GAACTGCTCCTTTTTCATAACTGAAACGTTTGATCAGCCTAACAGAGATCACCACTGGTCGCCCCTTACACAACCTTTACCATTTCCCTGTGCTCAGCTGACAAAGCGCAGGCGCATAGTAATGTGACCCCAAGCATGGGGTTTCTTTGCGAGGAAACGTCATGAACCGTCTCATCCCCGGAATCGCCCTGCTGGTCGGCGCCCTGGCCATCAGCGGGCAAGCATCCGCCCACGGTGGCGGTGGTGGCTGGTATGGCCCAGGCCCGCTGTTCGGTGCAGCGGTGGTCGGGGCGGTGGTCGGGGCCACGGTTTCCGCTGGCCAGTACCGCACGGTCTATGTAGAGCGCCAGCCGGTGTATTACGGCCCCCCGCCGGTCTATGTGCAGGCACCGCCTCCACCGGTGTACTACCAGCCGTACTACGTACCGGCGCCACACCCTCCAGGGTATCGCATCTATGGGCCGCCACCGGTGTACTACGGCCCGCCACGCTGGTGATCGTTGAAAATGCTGATGAGCACTATTGAGCAAGTTGATTTCAAACCGCGTTGGCTGCTGCGTAAGGTAGGGCCATGTTTCACAGGAGGTCCCCATGGCCACTATTCAGATCATGTCCGTCATCGGCAGCGCCGTCCCCTCTGCACTGCGTAAGCAGGGGCTACTGGCCTGCTGGTACCTGGTGCGCAACGGCGAAGCCGTGAGCGGACCACTGGCGACCCGGGCGTCTGCCCAGACCTTGGCCGAACAGCTCAAGGCCGATTGCCTGATTGCTTGAACCCCTTGTTGTGTGTTGCTCTTTACCCCTCTTGCGACCCGCCGATGGCGGGTCTTTTTTTGCCCCGCACAAACCGACGAACGGATTCGGGATAACCGTTACAGCATGAAGCTTTTTTCATTTCGGTGGTCCCGTTCAACGAGCAATCGACAGCAGTTCAGCCATACTCCAGAGATGTTTTCCGGGTTTTGGTGAGTTTGCGAAAGTGGAGAAAGCCCGTATTTACGGGCCCTCCAGCCCTCCCCTCCACGCTCAATCCCCCTCTAAAACTCAGCCATTGGTACAAAAATTGGTACGAGATTGTTCCCTGATTTTTGAGTCCGTTCTCTCCCGCATTCTGGTGAATCAACCATGAGCCAAAGCGAATTTTTCCGACGTATGGGCGCACCACTGTCGAATTCTCGCTGGTCGTGGGGCGGGGTTCGATCGATTGATGGCGCAGTGGTGCTACGCGTCTGGCAGGACCGCAAACGGAAGCTCGATGGCCGGTGGTATATGATGATTACTCATCACAGCAAGTACGAAAACGACGCAGACAACCTTGGCTACAGAGAGCGAAACGAGCATGTTGCAATGCTTCGTTCAGGCCGTTCGTCGTGTTACATGGTGATGTGCCTTGCCGAGGACGCCACATCCAACCCGAGAAAGGTTGCATCGTTCAATGACAAGGAGGTGTTCGTGGGTGGCAAAGTGATCGACTATGAAGGCGATTCATGGGTGGAAATGGCCGGCCGTGTGCCCGCTGAATCACTCTTCATCCGGTAATGCAGCAGTAGCGTGAGAAACCCACATCAGGCCGCGCCGCTCGCGGCCTATTCTGGCGCTCTGTCTAATATTCATTGACGAGTTTGGCCAAGTTTCGCCCAGTAAAACCGAGAAGCCTAAGCAAGGTTTTAGACAGCCGTTTCCCCCTTCCCCGGCCCTCTGCCGACAACGATCCGTCCTAGAACGTCCCCTCCCCACTCTTCTACTGATTCATACTTGAACAGACCGATCGCGTACCAATCTTCGATTTCATTCAAGGCGTGATACCGACCGGACTCCACAAATTCCAGCATGTCGGAAAGCTGATAGGTGTCGACCTCTCCCCGGCGGTGCGCGGCGAACGCCATCTCGCTGAGCACGGCGGCGCGTCCGTCAGGGTCATCGAACAAAGCACCCTCGTCATTGAGCTCGGCCAGCCAGCCCTGCGGCAGCCCCGCCATCATACTGACCTGCACCACCACGACTGCGCGTACAGCACGCCGTCGATGTCCTCTATCCCGTTGATGTTCATCCCGAGCTGGGCCATGCCGTTGACCTTGGCGTCGTGCAGTCGCGGAATAATGTCGGGACCAGGCGTAGGGTTGAACACCCAGGCCTGGGTGGCCACCCGCCCAAGGGGCTCGCTGTGATGGTCGCCAATGTGGATGTCGGCCCGCAGGGGCTGGACCTTTTTGAGCTGATTGGAGGGGACTGCTACGCCAAGCTCGCGGCGGCGGACGAGGAGGAAGTACATAGGTCACCGATACTGTATAAAAACACAGTATCGTATAGAGGCAGCACCAAGTGGGCAAATGCCGATCAGTGGAGCGGCGGTAGGTTCTTGCCCCGGGCCATCGCCACCACGCGCAACTGGTAATCAGATACCGCTTGGAACAGTGACTCCGCGAGCAACCGCAGGCGCTCAACCTCTTCCGTTGGCTCGCCGGCTGCCTCGGCCTCGTGGTACAGCCTCATAGCGTCGACTGCCTGTTGGATTAACGGCTCGCCGGCCTCGACCATCCCGATGAACGTGCGTTTCTCCACGGCCCTGCCCCGATCAGTTGATCAGCGCATTATAGGACGCCTCGCAGGCCTGACCCGCTATTCGGGCGCGGTCATAAGCTTTTGCCAGCTCTCCCGCTCGTTCGTCAGCCCGGTCGCGCAGTTCGGAGAGCACCATGGCGGCGCGGGTGGCTGCCTCGCCTCGAGCAATAGCGGCGGGATCCGCGCCGGGGCAACTGACTGTGGCAGCGAGCTTTGCACCTTCGTCGCGCAGCCGCTGACCAGCAGCATCGGCGCCAGCAGCGCCAGTATCAGCAATGATTCGATCTTCCTGAGCATGGGCTCTCACCTCCTCCCGCGCCGTCGCGCGTCGTTGTTCTTCTTGACGGGCGTCTCGCTCACCGACGATCTCGGCCAGTCGGTCGTCGCTGTCCCGTTTCGCTGAAGCCTGCGCGGCTTCAGCCCGTTCAACAGATCGCCCATGCTCATAGACGCCCCAATAGGACACCAACACCAGCGACAACAGCATAAGCAGACGCCAATTTAATATCCTCATACACCAAGCACCTGCCGGGCCTTCTCCCACAGCGCCTGGCGGTCGGCCAGGCCGTTGGTGCCGCCGTTGATCTTGCGGGTGATGCCGACCAGGTCGCCGCGATCCGCCAGCGAATTGAGCCCGCGCAAGTGCCAGAACCACGCCGCCGAGGCGGCCGCGTGCGCCGGCTGCTCCAGCTGCTCGGGGTAGTTGAGCAGGTCGAGGCCCAGCGCCTCGCCACAGGCCCGGTAGTTGTCGCGGCCGGTGATCTGGATCAAGCCCCGGCCGCAGTACTTCTGGCCGTCGCCGTCGGCCTCGGGCGTATTGCCCAGGCGCGCGGCCAGCGCGCCGGTGTCGTACTTGGCCAGGTACTGGTTGCCGCCCAGCTCGCGCACGTAGCGGAACTGGCCCGACTCATGACCGATCTGCGCGATAAACGCCGCCTGGCGCGCTGGCGTGACGATGCCGAACTTGCCCATGGCGGCATTCAGCACGGGTGCAAAAACGCCGGCTTTCGGGCCGGCGTTGGGGAGAATCTGCAGCAGTTGTTGCGGGGTGATGCTCATGGTGTGTGACTCCTCACGGGGGGTAGAGCTCAGGCCGGGGCTACATCCACGGTCTTGAGCGGTTGGGTGGTTTTCGTTTTCTTGCCCTTGGCCTTGGCCTTGCCTTGCTTGCCGCCGTTGCACTCGACGGTGGTGGTCCAGCCCGAGGCGGTAAACACCTGCTCGACGCTGTCCACCAGGTAGTCACCATCGAGCCCGGCCTTGAAGCCCTGGGCGCTGATGGTGCGTTCGGCAAACAGGTCGGTGCGCCCGACCATTTCCAGGCGCACGCCGGCGGTGCCGCGGTTGAACGCCGCCAGGCGGGCCTTGGCGGCCTGCTCGGCGGCGCTCTTGTTGGGGTAGATATGCCGATCGGTGTGCACGCCCGGCAGGCCGGTCGGGGCGTCCTCGTTGGCCAGCTCGACGACCTGTAACGTGCCGCTGCTCGGGTCCTGATGCTGGGTCTTCACCGCCTTCTGTGCGCTGCGGTCGCTCAGGCGGAACGAATAGCGGCTGACGTCGGCACGGCCGATGGTGGCCGCGCCCAGCGCCTTGCCGCTCGCGCTCTGCCCGCCCTGGCGCGGCAGCACCAGCAGCTTGCCGCCAGCCACCTTGGCCGTGCAGTCGTATTGCTTGGCCAGGCGGGTGATAAAGTTAAAGTCCGACTCATTGCGCTGATCGACGCGCGGCACCTTGGTTTGCACCGTACAGCCCGGCGCCCAGCCGTTGCGCGCGGCCACATCGCTGACGATCTTGGCCAGCGGCACCGCCTCCCAGCTGCCGCTGCGCGTGGTCTTGCCGCTGCCGCGCATGTCGCTGGCCTTGCCGCGCAGGGTCAGGGTGTCCGGCGGGCCGGTCACCTCGATCTCGTCCACGGTGTAACTGCCCAGGCGCGCCAGGGCCTGGCCGCTATAGCCGAGAAAGACCTCGATCTTGGCCCCGCGCGCGGGCAGCGTGACGGCCTGGTCGCGGTCGTCAATGCGCAGCTCGAACTCGTCCGATTCCATGCCGGGCTTGTCCGAGGTGCGCAGCAACAGCAGGCGGTCATTGATCAGCGCGGTAATGTCCTGGCCATCGGCGACGATTTGAAAGGTCGGTTTCATCAAGGCTCCAGAAAAGAAAAACCCCGCACGGGGCGGGGTTCGTTACGCGTAACGCGGGATCAGTCCCACAAGGTGATCTGCTCGACCTCCGCCGGCGCCAGGTCGGGCAGGTGGATCAGCACGCCGGCGCGGTAGGGCTGGGGCTCTTCGGCCAAGCCCTGGTTGGCTTGCAGCACCGCCTCGACGGTGCCGGTCAGCGTGCCGTAATAGGCGTGGCACAGGCTGTCGAGCAGGTCGCCCTCAGACGTTCTGCAGGTCGTTGCCATAAGCGACAAACTCCAGGCTAAAGGACTGTTTGCGCGGGATGCCGCCGGCCAGCAGCGCCCCTTGCTCCTCATCCACGCTCAGCAGGCACCAGGTGCCCAGCACCTCGCCATAGCCGGTGGTCAGGGTCAGCGGCTGCAGGCGCCGGCCGATGCTGCGCAGCGCGTTGAGCTGGCCAATGCCGCCCTTGAACAAGGGAAAGACCGCCCCTTTGAGGGTCAGCCTGTCCTCACCCTGGCCCACCGCCTGCTGGGCAATGTCGCGCGTCAGGCGCTCCTGCCCGGCCCAGCGGTACGCGGTCTTGCGCTGCAGCTCATCAAAGGCGGCCGTGTCCAGGTTGAAGTAATACGGCTTAAGCTTCGGGTCCTGCGGCTGGACGATCAGCAGGTGGGGAAACGGCGCCACGGCGGCGGCGCCCGGCGTCAGGCCGCTGGCAAACACACTGCTCGGCACAATGTTGCCAAGCCCTGGGCTCAGCTGGCCGGCCATGCGATTGATCGCCGCGCCGGCCTTGGCCGATTGCTCTTTCAGCGAGCCCAGGCGCTCCTGCACCCCGGCGGCCGCCGAAACGACCTGGCTGTACCTGCCCGCCACCATGCCCACGGCAGACTGCGCCGCGTTGATCTGGCGCATGGTGCGCTGCAGCTTCTCACCCACCGCCGGACCAATGATCGGCAGGCTTTCCAGCTCCGACGCCGCCCCGGTCATGTCGCTGATCGCCCCGTTGAGCGGCCCCAGCATGCCGTCGAGGCTGGTCCGCCCCGCCACCCCGGCGGCCACCAGTGACGACAGCGTTGATTTCATCAGTTCCATGTAGGCCATGGCGGCTCCTTAGGCGACATCCGCCGCATCGTAGAGAGAGGTTGAGGCCACACGCGCGGCGACCTCGCGCTGGAAGCCTTCCCACATGGTGCGCAGCGCCTGCTCGGCTTCACGCACGATCTGGTTGGGGTCTTTCACATCGCCGTGCACGGTAATGGGCATGACCGGCGCGAAGCTGAACGACTGGTCGACCTTGGCCGACTCGGCCTTGGCCTGCTCGACCGCCTTGGCCAGCGCCGGCGCCGCGGGCGGCGCCTCCTTATCCAGTGCCCGCACCACCGCACCCGGCGCGTCGGCCGGCTTGTCCTCGCCAAATACACGCTTGCCCAGCCAGCCGCCGACGGATTCACCGCCCAGGCCACCCAGCACCATGCCAATGGCGCCGCCCACAGCACCGCCGACCGCCGTGCCCAACACGGGCACCACCGAGCCAATGGTCGCGCCGATCATGGCGCCCGTGGCGCCACCGGCCCAAGCACCGGCCGCACCGCCCGCCAGGCCGCCGTAACCCTCAGCCTTTTCGTCCTGGGTTTGCGCGTTCAGGGCCACATCGAGCACGCCCGGCACGGCGTCGATCAGCTTGCCGCCGGGCACCTTGGACAGGCCCTTGGTCACCCCGCGCACGCTATGCACGGCGCTGGCCAGGCCGCCCATCTGCCCGGCGACACTGGCGGTCCCGGCGAGCGTCGCCACGCCGGCGACCGGCAGGTGCAGCGGCGGCGCCTTGGCCGCCGGCACCGGCACCCGCGGGGCGCTGTGCGCATCGGCCATGACCCCCGCCCGGCGCCGGCGGCGACGCGCACGCCGGCTACCGGCCGCGGCCGGCTCCGCCTCGGCGCCGCTGCCACCCATCCGGCCAAAGGCCTCGGCATTGACCACAAACACGCGCTGCGGCGCGCTGCCGAGCCCTGGGGCGGGGTCATTGCTGGCCGGCGCACCAAACACCTGACCCAACGCCCCCAGGCTGGCATCGAGCACGCGGCTGCCGGCCTTGGGCCGTGGCGCCTCGGCCAGCGCCTGCTCGACCTTGCCACCGCGTCGAGCGCCCCAGGCACGCCCGCGCGCGACATTGAAGGCGCCCTGGGCGACCTTGCCGGCACTGCGCGCGGTCAGCAGCGCACCGACCGCCGCCGTCAGCCCGGCAATGCCCATGACCACCTCCGGCAGCTTGTCCGACAGCGTGGTCATGCCGCGCGCCACCACCGTCAGCCCCTGCGCCACCGCGTCCGTCGCCGGGCGGATGGCATCGCCAATGCTGCGCATCGAGTCATCCCAGGCCTGCCCCAGTTCGGACCAGCGCTGCAGGGAGGTTTCCCGGCGCTCGGCCAGGTTCTTGTCGAGGATGCCGGTGGCCTCCTGCGACTTGGCCTTAAGGTCGTTGTAAAGCCCGCGGTTCTGCCCGTAAGCAGTCAGCGCCGCTTTCACCTGCATGTCGGCGAAAATATCGCCGGTGCGCAGGGTCCTCTCCAACGCTTCCAGCGCCGCCTTGGCCTTCTCCGGGTCGACTTCCTTGTCTATGCCGGCCTGGGCCTCCTTCATCGCCTGGGCTTTTTTCGGGTCGGTCTTCTCGACGTACTGCATCGCCAGCCCCATGGACGCCTCAAAGACGTTCATGCCCTTTTGCAAACCGGTGTTCAGCGACTTCTGGTAGTCAATTCCGACTTTCTCATAGTTCTTTTGAATGTCGCCCGCGCCAACCTTCTCCATCCAGTTCTTGAAGTTGTTGGCGGCTTCGTCCGAACTGCCGGCGGTTTTCATCTGCACCTGCAACATGGCACCCAGCGACGTGACCGCATCCAGCCCGGTAACGCCGCTCTTTTCCATGCCCGCCAGCAACATCGGAAACCACCTGGCCATGTCGCTGGCCTCGAAGCTGCCGGCCTGGCCTTGGTAGGCGATGGCCTCCAGGGCCTGCTGCATGACTTTCGGGTCGGTGATCTTGGCGTTTTGCTGCAGCGCCATGATCATTTTGGCCATATCCTCGCCCGAGGCGCCCTGGCCGATAGCGAACTTGGCCGCTACCGGTGCGTAGGCCATGGCCTTGTCCAGCTCCAGGCCGGCACCGACCAACTGGTTGACCAGCGCGGCCGCGTCGTTGCGACCCATGCCGGTGTCCTTGGCCGTCTGGATCACCGTGCGGCTAAGCTGCACCTCCTCGGGCTTGTTGACCGCATCGGCCTTGATCGCAATGTCACGGATGATTGCCTGATAGTCGGCGCTGATCTTGGTCGGGATGGCCGTCAGGCCCGCCCCCACCACCGCCGCGCCGGCCGTGCTCTTGAGCGAGGCCTTGCCCGCACTGATCTGCTGATGACCCTTCACCTGCAGCTCGGCGCCCTTGGCCTCGCGCGCCAGGCGTTGGTATTCACGCCCCAGGCGGCCGACCTCGACACCCTGCTTGCGCAGCGCATCCAGGTTGCCATTGAGCTTGCGCAGCAGCTTGTCGGCGCCGGCGGCGCCGGTGTCGTGCGCGCGCTTCCACTCGGCCTGCAGCTTCATGGTTTCGCCAATGGTGCTTTTCAGCACCTTGGCCTTGTTGCCCTTCTGCTCCAGCTTGGCAATGCGCCCTTCGACGCTCTTGAACGCGGCGCCGACCGACGAGGCCACGGCGCCGCCGATTACCAAGGCTAACTGCATCTTTGCCATCGGTTACCCCCTTGCTCAGTCGTTGAGCCACCACAGCATGTCCGCGAAGGGCATGGCGGCTATCTCAGCGGCCGAGAAATGCAGTTCGGCGGCCAGTCGCCTGGCCAGCCGCTTCTGCGCCTTTGCGTCAAACGTCGTCGTCTTGCACCAGGCGAAAATAGCCGGTCTGCAGGCGGGTGTAGTCTTTCAGGGTTAGGCCCTCCAGGTCTTTCGGGCCGACCTCGGCGAGCGAGGCGAGCAGGTTCAGTTCGCGCTGCTCGTCATCGTCGCCGGCGGTTTGCTGGGTGATACGAATGTCGCGCACGGTCGGCGAGCGCAGGCTGATCTTGTCGACCTGCACGCCGTTCATTTCGGCGGGTTTGCTCAGCGTGACGGTCACGCGCTCGGCCGACAGGTTAAGCCAGGCCGGGAGTTTCTTGGTGGTCATCGGGTGTGTCCTTGAAGTGGGGGAAAGGGGGGATTACAGGCCGAGCGCCGAGCGCTGCGCCGCCAACTGGTCGACACCGGCGATCACGCGCTTCATGCCGAGGGCGTCGATCTCATAGATCAGCGAGCCGTCGACCTCCAGCTTGTAGTAGGTGACGCTGACGCCGTGCTTGATTTCGGCCTTGTCGCCGGACTTCCAGTCGCCCATGTCGACCTCTTTCAGGCTGCCGCGCAGGGTCACGACCACCGGCTTGATCTTGCCTTTCAGGCCCTTGAAGGCGCCGCGGAACGTGCCGTTGAACGCGGTGCCGTCGGCCAGGCCGAAAAACTTCAGCGACTCGCGGCGCACGCCGGTGGTGGTAAAGCTGGCTTCCTGCTTTTCCATGCCCTGGTCCATCTCGACCGGCATATCCATGCCGCCGGGGCGGTGCTCCTCCATCTTGAGGGTGAGCTTGGGCAGGGTCAGGCTGGGCACATCGCCCTGGAAGCTGACGCCATCGACGAACAGGTTCAGGTTGGCCAGGGTTTCGGGAATCATTGCCATGTGGTGCGCTCCTTAAGCGGCGGTATCGAGGACTTCGGTCAGCCATTGGTTGGTGACTTCGACGCGGAAATTGGGGTTTTCGGCCGGTGGCACATCGGTAAAACGGATGTTCCAGTACACCTTGCCCTGCTCCAGCTGGCTGGCCGTGTTCAGCTCGGTGTCGGCGTACACCTCGAAGTTGATAATGGCGCCCTGATTCTTGAGGTCGCGCATGAACGCCTGCAGGCCTTCGGTGACGTCCTTGACGTAGGTCGCGGTGATCGAGCGGTCGACCGCCCACTTGTGCCCGTACAGGATCGCGTCCATGACGATATCCATCGTGCGCACGCGGGTGACGAAGGCCCATTTCGGGTCGCTCGACAACGTGCGGTTGCCCCACAGGCGGTAACCGTCATCGCGAATGATGGTGGTGATGTTGGCGTTGTTGAGCAGGTTGGCCCGGCAGGTCTCGTCGCCGTCCAGGTACTCCACCGCGCGGGTGGTGCCGGTGATGCCGACGAACTCCTTGTTCGACGGCGAGGCCCAAAAGCCGTACTCGCTGTCGGTCCAGGCGAACAGGCCAGCCACCCAGGCCGAGGCCGGCGCGTCGATGGTCGCGCTCGCGGTGGTGTCCCAGTACCGCACGCCCGGATCGACCAGGAACGCGCGCTTGGCGCCGAACTCGCTGGCGTAGGCCATGGCGGCCTCATCGGTGGTACCGGGGCCATCGAGAATGGCAATGCCGCGCAGCTTGTCGGCCATGGCCACCAGGGCGGTGCCGACCGCCTGGGTCGCGCTGTGCTGGGGGGTCACCAGCAGCCGCGGCTGGGCGTTGTAACGGCTCTTGCCGTCGAGCAGCGCCTGCAGGCCGGTGCGGGTGCCGTCGGCCAGGGTGCCGCCGATGATCGCCGAGGTTTGCTCGGCCGCATCGTCCAGCTTGGCCACGCCACACGCGACGATCACCGCCTTGGTGCGGCCGTAGATCGCCCGGCAGGCCTTGGTGATCGCCGAGGCAGCACCAAAGGCGGCCACCGCCTCGCGCTCGCTGGTGATCAGCACCAGGTCGTTGACCTTGGCCGTGGGGGTGCCGTCGGCGCCCGGCCCAGGGGTGAAGGTGTCGACCAAGCCAATGATCGAGGACGACGGCAAGGCGATGCTGCGCGCGCCGGTGTCGACGTTCGTTACGGTAACGCCGTGAAAGAATCCAGCCATGTTTACTCCAGATGCGAAAAGGCCCCGCAGTGCAGGGCCAGGTGGTACAGCAGAAAAGAAAACGCCCCGTCAGGGCGGGGCGTTATGGGTTCAGCGGGGCGAGCCAGTCAGGCGCCAACGGGCGATCCTGGGGGGACTCGGGAAAGGCCTCAGTCTGGGGCCAGTTGCGCAGGCTCTGGCGATACGCGAGCAGCTGGGAATACTGGGCACTGTTCAGGGTGGTCAAGACGCCACCGTCTCGCTCGTCGCGATGGCGGGTGACGATGGAATCCGTCGCCTGCAACTGCTCATCGCGCCAGCGGCGTTCAATCACCGCCAGCGCCTCCTCGGTCGGCGGTGGCGGGTCGATCAAATAGGGCACGCCGTCATCGCCCCAGGCGATCACCCGCCCGGCCCGCTCACCGTCAACCATTTGATTTCTATACAACTCGCTGATTTCCACTGCGTCGGCTGGAACGCTGCTGGCAGTCTCGGCGTTGTAGAAGCCTTGAGTCGATTTCGAAGCAAAAAACATAGCCGTCATGAATTAATACCCAATGAAAATAGAGGTGTAACCGACAACTCCGGGCGGAATGATGATGTTTCCACTGCTGACGGTGCGGGCCACTACATCCATTCCCGAGTTGGACGCATTCTGCCCGGTAACCCAATGCCCAGGGTTAGCCGTGCTCAGTGCATACGCGACCAGGGCAAAGTCAAAGGTTTCTGGCATTGTGATGCGCGCAGTGCCCTGCCCCGCCGGGATTTGACCATTGCACCACTGAATAACCAGGCCACTGGGCAGACGCTGATAGCCATTGGTGGCCTTATAAAGTCCGAACAAGGTGTTGTCGTACTTCAGCGACGCATTCCCCGCGATGAACCAGGCGCCCCCCGTACTGATCAGGGTGATGTTGCTATTGCCGCCGACATACACCGACGTTTCAGTCGGAAGGCTAGTCGCGACATAAAACACATCGGTACCCTGCCGGTTGATGGTTAGCCCGCCGCTGCTGCGAAAGTACATTTTCGTTCCGAGAGGAACGCTACTCAGCAATGGCAAGGTGACCGTCGTCGCCCCGCTGTTCATGTTGAACATGCCGTTAGCGCGCGAGGGCGGAATTACCTGGCCAGCGGTTGCATAGGTGTAGACGTTCTGAAATCCGCCCATGGCCCGCTGCACAAACTCGGTGGTGGCCAGATTGCTCGACGCATCGAATAGATCGGGGGTCGACGCCTTGGGCGCGCCGGTAAAGAGCGGGCTGGCCAATGGCGCCTTGAGGGACAAGGCATTGGTCATGGTGGCGGCAAAATTCGGGTCATTGCCCAGCGCTGCCGCCAGCTCGTTGAGCGTGTCCAAGGCCGCCGGCGATGACGCCACCAGTGCAGCAAGCGCCGCCTGGACAAATGCGGTATTGGCCAGCTGGGGCGTATTGGTCCCGGCCGGCGCTGTCGGTGCCGTGGGTACGCCGGTCAGCGCCGGACTGGCCAGCGGCGCCTTAAGCGCCAGTGCCGCATCAACCTGGGTCTTGGTGTACACGTCGGTCAGGCCATAGCCCGCCGCCGTGGTCGGATTGCTCGCGGCGGTTACGCGGCCGTAGGCGTCCACCGTGACGCTGCGGTACGTGCCGGCGCCGACGCCGGTACGGCCAAAGGCCATTTCATACGCCAGGGCGGTGACGCCCAGGGTAATCGGTGCATCGGTCACCAGTTGCCAGGCGCTGTCGGCGTTGAGCGTGCCGCGCTCGATCAGCACCAGTTGCCCCGGCGTCACCTTGGCACTGGCGTCGGCATCGGTGCAGCGGGTCCAAGCGCCGCCCGCGACCACCAGGTACAGGCCGTTGTCCTTGGCGGCGGCCTGATTCTTCACCAGCACCCGCGCGCCTGCGGTCAGCACCACGCCGTCGACCGTCTGCAGGCCGCTCAAGGCGATGTTGGCCGTGGTAGCCACCAACGCCGAGTGCTTGAAATCCTGCTTGGCCAGCTCCTCGGTGACCCACTCACGGGTGGCCACCACCACGCTCGGGTCAATCTTGAGCTGCACGTTGCTGGAACTGCTGACCAGCAGGTTGAGGCGCACCACCTGGGTGCGTCCCGAGCCCTGACTGAGCAACGGCTTGAAGGTCGGCGGGCAGTTGGCGACCGCCACCATGTCGCCGTCGGCGTCGTACAGGGCAATCTCGCGAATCCACTTGCCGCCCACATCGGCCGGAATGACCTGCTCGGCAATGATCACCGCCGCGTTGCTCGGGTCGATCTTGAGCTGATTCAGCGGCGCCCGGCGCCATTCATTCAGCAGCGCCGTTTGGCTGGCCGTCGGCATCGGCAGCGGTGGGCTATCCAGGTTGTTCGGGTTGCCGTCGCCGATGGCCATTTGCGCGAAGGTCCAAGGAATGCCCAAGACATCCGCGTTAGCCTGCTTGGCGGCCCCGACGTTGGTCAGGATCGCGTAAAACTGTGAAGACTGGTCAACCATAGTTAACTTCCAGATAGTCAATGATGTGGTCACGGCCGCCACGGCCAATCGCGCCGATGACCTCCAGGTCAACGGCTACGGGCGGGTAAATGTCGAGTTCGTCGCCGTCGCTGGCCGAGGCGGCCAGGTACAGGCTGCCGGCGGTTTCCAGGCTGATGGCCAAGCCGACCATGTGCCGGCTGATCGGCCGCGCGTCGTCGATCAGCGCGGTCAGTTCCTGGTAGGTTTCTTCGCTGATGCCCTCATCGGCGACCCCGACCTTGAGCGAGAAGGTGCCCGGCACACCCTGGGGCACGGTCTGCCACCACTCCACCACCTCGATCAGGTAGCCGAACGGCTCGACCACCCGGCGCAGCGCGCCGATGGTGCCCTTGTGCGCATGGACGTAGAACGACGAGCGAATCACCGAGCGCTTGACCGCCTCGGGCCACTGATCGTCCCAGCGGTCGACCGACCAGGCCCAGGCCAGCAGGTACAGCAGGTTGGCCGGGCAGGTGTCCGGGTTGTAGAGGTGGCGCAACATGGTGGGCAGGTCTTCGTCGGCGGCCGCCTCCAGGGCAGCCTCCAGCGGCGTGCGATTGAGCGGCAGCAAACTGGCCATTACTCACCCCGCTCGACGGTAAAGCCCGAGCACCACGCCGCCTGGGCCTTGGTCGGGCGGATATCGCCCCAGCCCACCAGCTCCACACGGCTCACGCCGGCGATATGCAACCGGGCATTAACCCCCGAACGAGCCACCTCAACACCCAGCCGGCGACGGGGGTTGATCCAAGCCGCCAGGCGCGTTTGGCACTCGGCCAGAATCGCCTCGCTTTCCGGCCCGCTGCCTTCCAGGTAAATCTTGGCGTCGATCCGGTATGGCAGAATCTGTGCGCTCTGCACGATCAGGCGGTCACCCACTGGGCGCACATCGTCGTCACTCAGGTAATCCTCGACCGTCGCCAGCAAGTCGGCCGAGGCCGTGCCGTCCTCCTCCAGGGCCAGCACGGTGACCTCGACCACGGCCGGTGACGGGCTTTCGGCGGTGGCGTCGGCCACCAGGCCCGAGGCGTTGCGCGCGTGCAGAATGTAGCTGTTACGGGGCCCGGCCGTGGTCAGCCCCTCATAGACCAGTTGCACCCGCTCGCGCAGGGCGTCGTCAGCCTCCAGCACCAGGGCCACCGGCGGCACGGCGGTCAGGTCTTCGGCCTGGACCACCAGGCGCGACAGGTTGACGTTGGCCGCCAGTTGGTCGAGGTCGGCGCCCCTGGCGTAAGCCAGCATCACCGCCTTGGCCGCGTCGTTGACGCGCGAGCGATTGAGCAGCTTGCGGTAGGAACCGACCTCCAGCACCTTGACCACCGGCTCGCTCTCTAGCGGCGCGCTCCAGTTGTCAGCCATGTGCGCGCGGAAGGTCGCCAGGTCGGCCTGATACAGCTCCTCATAATCCAAGTCCTCCAGCACCAACGGCGCCGGCAACTGGGACAGGTCAATTGCGCTCATGCACTCACCTCTAATACGACGCCATCGCCGACATAGGTGCCGGCCAGTGACAGCGTGACTTGCCCGTCAAGCACCGCCACCACGCGCACGCGCTCCAGCTTCAACCGCGGCTCCCAGCGCCCCAGGGCGCGCGCCACCTCGGCCTGCACCGCGCTTTTCCAGCCCTCGCTCACCGGCAGGTCGACGTAACGGCGCAGGCTGCTGCCGTACTCCGGGCGCATGCGCCGGCTGCCGACCGGGGTGGTCAGAATGTCCTCAATGGACTGTTTCAGGTGGGCCATGCCGGAGAGCGGCTGCCCGGTGCGGCGGTCCAGTCCGATCATGGCCTTACCCCGCCAGGGTCAGGCGCTCGAAGTCGGCGCGCGCATCCAGGTAGGCCAGCGCCTCGGCGTCGCCCTCCTCGACCTGCAGGCGGCCGGCGCTCACGCGCAACTCGCGCTGACCGAGGAACAGCACGCGCTGGGTGTAGGTCTTGTCGCGGTAGGTCACGGCGGCCGCCGCGCTGGGCGTGGCCTCCGGGGTTTTCTTGGTAGCCATAGGCCCTCCAGAAATGACAAAGCCCGCGAAAGCGGGCCTGTAGGGTTGGGGTGCGGGGTCAGCGGTGACTGGTCACAGCCGCGTCAAACGCGCTTTTAAACGCGCTGGCCACGGCGACCGGATCGGCATCGCCAGCCACGCTGATGGTGATTTGCGGCGCCAGGGCTAGCGCCTTCGGCGAACCACGGGTGAAGTGCCCGCCCGACAGGGCCATGCACAGACCTTCGGCGAACTCCGCCGGCTCGCAGTTGGTCAACACCCGCTCCCAGGCCTGGCGCATGCGAAAACGGTCATAGGTCTGATCAATCTGCTCCTCGATCAGCTGCTTGACCGTGAAGCGGTCAGGCTTGTTCGCCATTTGTTCGATTTGGTTCATAACATCCTCAGTGCTTGTGATTCGGCGTGTTGCCGGCCGTATCGATGATGCGGGCACCGCCGTTGATATCGCCCGTTACGCGTAACGTGCCGTTGATCGTGACGGGGCCGTTGATGGTGACCGCGCCGGCCGCGGCGGTAATCGCGTTATCCGTCACGGCCACCTCGGAACTGCCGACCTTGACCGTGGCCGTGCCGCTGGGCAGCGTGATGGTGTAGCTCTTGGCCTGCCAGTCGTAGACCAGCGAGCCGCCATCCTCGAAGCGCCACACCTCGACATGATCGCGGTTATCCGGCGGCGCGCCGGCTTTGCCGTACAGGCCCGGCACAAACGTGCCCTGCGCCGGCTCGCCGCTCGGGCTGACCAGCACGCCCTGCTCGCCCAGACTGGGCGCGCGCCAGTGCCGCGCCTTGCCGGCCGCCAGGGCATGCCAGCGCACCCAGGCGCTGCTCCAGTCGCCGCCGTCAGAGACGCGCACGCGGGCCGCCACCAGGTCGACGCCGACCACCACGCAGGGAATCACCAGGCCAGCCAGAATGCGGTCGTGCTGCCCCGCCACGTAGCTCATGCCAAGGCCTCCGGGGGGAAATACCCGCCCTCATTGCCGGCGCCGCTATCGGGATCGAAGGCGAACAACAGCGAGCCGGGCGGCTCGTCCGGCCAGGGCCATGCGGTGTCGCCGAGGTAGATGTTCTGCCGCCACTGCACCGCCCAGCCGACGCAGCGGTGCAGCTCGGGCGACACATCCGCCGGCATGGCCTGCACATCATGGGCCTGATCAACAAAATCCAGCTCCCAATACTGCTGCTGCAACACCTGCATCAGCTTGCTCGCCAGAATGGCCGCCTGCAGCGGTGCCATGGCGCGCTTGGCCTCCAGCAGAATCAACGCCTCAAACGTTACGGTAACGCACAGGCGCCCATCCCCAGGATCAGCACCGGCGGCAAAGTTCGTTGCGGCGTACAGCAGCGCCGGCAACTTCATGCCCTCTTTGAGGATCGGGTAGGCCTCGACATGCCCGATCTGCGGCAGCGCGGCCTTGAATGCGGCGGTCATCGCCTCATGCAGCACACGCAGCTCGCTCGGTACCACCTCGTTAGAGGATGTCTGCAGTTCGTTCATGGTCTTCCTCCAGCACCAGGGTCACCATGCCGTCACCGGTGGGCTCAGGCCGCACCACGCGATAGCGGCCACCGCCCTGAGCGGTCAGCAGCTCGATGGTCAGCAGCGCATCCCTGGGCAGGCGCGCAGCCTCGGCCGCCATCACCGAGAATCGCGGCTCGCCCAGCTCGGCGGCGTCGACCTGGCTGGCCAGGCCCTTGCCGCTGTGACCGCGCATCTGCGGATCAATGAATGGGGTTTCAAAGACCCCCAGCACCTCGCTGCCATCCGCAAGCGTGGCGCGGTCGCCCACGCGCTTGAGGATGGTGCGAGCGGTCAGGCGGTCCATGCGGTCGCGAAAGCTGCTCGCGACCGCCATTACTGCACGATCAGCACTTCGGCGTAGCCGTTGAGCGTGTCGCTCAGCAGCTTGCCGAACGGCAGCGAACTGGGCGTGTCGGCGGCCACCAGGGCGCCGTCCAGCACACCGACCTTGGCGCCGGCCTTGAGCCCAGCGGCCGCCGGCACGTTCCAGGCACCACAGGTGCGGTAGACGATCAGCGTTCCCTTTGGGCCGCTCGACAGCGGGATGACCGCCAAGGCGTCGATGACCTGGGGCACGCCCGCCACCGAGCCACCGGTGGGTGCCGGCAAGGTGACGGTCGCCCCGCTATTCACATGGTTAGTAGCCATGGTTGTACTTTCTCCTCATCCAGAAACAACAAACCCCGCGTGCGCGGGGTGTCTTGGTAACGGCAGCGGGTTAGGCGCCGACGGAACGGCTCAGGCCGCGCGAGTCCAGCGCCGAGACGCCGGCGTCGATGCGCACCTTGGTGGTGATGCCGTCGATGGTGAAGCCGTCTTGCTGCTCGATGTACGGCGTGTCGATGCCGTCCAGGTACGCCACTTCCACGGTGTCGCTGCCCTGGCGGCCGGCGAGGTACCAGGTGGTCGCCGAGTTGTCATCCAGGCGCGGGTCGGAAATGACCTTGGCAAAGCCCTTGATCGGGTTGATCACGCCGGCGTTGACCTGGGCGGTCGGCACCGAGGTGGAGTTGATCAACTGGTTGGCCTGATCCTCCAGGGCCACCGGGCACAGCAGGAAGGCCGGGCGGATATTCAAGGTGCGCGCCTTCTCGCCGTCGCGCACCTTGGACTTTTGCAGGGCCATGGCCGACTTGGCGGCGCTCATCGCAGCAATCGACAGCGCCGAGTTGGCCCCGGTGAACAGGTTCTTGCGCGAAGCGTCGAACAGCGGCTTGTTGTCCTTCATCTTCGGGTTGTCGGTCAGGGTGGCATACACCAAATCACCGATGGTCGCCCGCGCCGCCATGCCCATCAGGCGCGGAATCGCGCTCAGGGCGTCGAGGTCGTCGTTGATGATGGCCTGGCGGTCAATCGAGAACAGTTCGCCGTAGCTGGCCAGGCGGATGGTTTCGCCCGAGTCGAGCAGGGTGATGTTTTTGTACTCCGCCCCCGGCTGCACCTGGCGCAGCGCCGAGAACGAGCCCAGCGCCACGCGGTTGTGCACCTTGAAGTCACTCAGGCGCCCGGTACGGGTCCACAGGTGATAGGTTTCCTCGGCATTCTCCCAGCCCTCCAGCAGCGATTTATGCGAGGCATCGAGCAGGATGTTGCCGAAGTCGCTCGACGTATGGGTGAAGGCCAGGGCCACCATGTCCTGCGGGCGCAGGGTGGCCACGCCAATACCGCGGTCCTGCAGCGAGGCACGGGCCAGCTCGCGCAGGGTCATGTAGTTGTAGGCGTTGTCGGCTTCGTTCGCCTGGAAGCCGAGGCGGCCGTAGATCGAGGCGCGCACCGAGTCGCCGACCAAGTTGCCGTTGCCGGTGTAGCCGGGGTGGCGGGTGGTCGGCGCATTGACCGGCGCCGTGCCACCGCCCAGGGCGGCCAGCAGGCGCTGCCCGGCCACCGCCGGGGTACAGCTAACGTCGTCTTGGCAGCTGCGCAGCAGCTCGGCGTGGGCGACGGCCAGGTTGCCGACGAAGGCCGCGGCGATACCGGTGCGGCGCTCCACATCCAGCGCCAACACCTGGTTGCGCACATCGTCGGTGATCTGCGGCGCCGACGGCGCGGGGCTCGGGGCCGGCGCAGGGGCCGGGCTCGGGGCTGGGTTGGGGTTCGGCACCGAGGCGCGCGGGTTGATCAGGGAGCGGAATTGGTCAGGCATGCTGGTGTAATCCTCCAGGCGTTTTGAGTTGAGTTGAGCGGCGGCCTTGAGCGGCTCTAGCACCTGATCGGCGAAGCCGGCCGCCACGGCCTCGCTGCCATTCATCCAGGTGGTTTGCTTGAGCAGCGCGGCGATTTCCTCGGCGCTTTTGCCGGTCTTGCGGACATAGGCCTGGATCAGGGTGCCCTCGAACTTGTCGAGCAGGTCGGCATACTCGCGCATGTCGTCGGCGTCACCGACCTGGCCGCCCCAGGGCTTGTGCACCATCATCACGGCGTTGCTCGGCATGTAGATTTTGTCGCCGGCCATGGCCACGACACTGGCCATTGAGGCGGCCATGCCGTCGATGTACACCTCTACCCGCGCCGAGTGGCCGCGCAGAATGTTGTACATGGTGGTGCCTTCCATCACATCGCCGCCGCCGGAGTGGATGCGCAGATTGATCAGTGACACATCACCGAGCGCCGCCAGATCACGGGCGAACTGGCGCGCCGAGATACCCCAGGCGCCGATATCGTCGTACAGCATGATTTCGGCCGTACCGCGCGCGGCGGCGCGAATGTCGTACCAGCTTTCCTGGGGCTTATTCTCCTGGCTGATTGCCGCCCTTGGCATCATCAGCGGGGTCTTTTGCAGGGGTAGTTTCATTGGCTTGGTTTCCATAGAACTTGTGGCGGGCGTCCGAACTGAACACCAGATCGGCCGCCCGGTTTGCCGCGACCTCGGCAATGCGCGAACGCTTAAGCTCTGCCGGGTCACGACCTCGCGCACGCGACACCTCCGCCTCGTCGGCAAAGCCAGCCTCAACCAGCAGCTGCCAGGCGGTTGCCTCATGCACAGGGTTAATCCAGGGCATCACGGGGCCTTGATACACCGCCGAGAAAATCGTCTCGGGGTCGACCCCGCTGGGCATCACGATTTGCCCGCTGGCAATCGCGATCTGTAGCCATTGGCGATAGACCGGGCGACACCAGTAGTCGATGAATTCGTGCTGCAGCAGGTCATAGCCCAGCTGCCCCTCGACCAGCTCCTGGCGTTGCGCCGAGTAGGTGCCGTCGTAACTGCGCGCCACGCTGGAAAAGGTGCCGCGCGTACCGGCCGCCACCGCCTTCAACTGCCCGGCGCGGAATGGCTCAAGGTAGGTGTTCGGCCGGTTGCTCTCGAACATGCCGACCTCCTCACCCGGGCGCAGGCCGTCGTAGATCATGCCGGCCTTGATCGGAATCGAGCGCTCGCCGGCGTTCTGCACGGGGGTGTAATCGTCGGGCGAGCCCTTTTTGATGTACATGCCCAGCGCCGCACTGATCCGCGCGGCGACCCGCTCGCTTTCCTCGTAATCCTTGATGTCCGCCAATCGGGTGATGACCGCGTGCAACAGCGGCACACCGCGGTTTTGCCCGATGCGCTTGCGGTGGGCAATGTGAATGATCTGCTCGGCCGGCACGCGCTTGGTGTTTTGCGCCAGGCCATGCACCAGCATGTCGCCGGGGTGCCGCTTGTACAGGTGATAGGCCCGGACCCGCCGCCACTCGTTACGCTCGACGCCCTGGGCAATGCCCTTGGACAGGTCGTTGTATTCCCACGGCAGGTAATCCGGCTCCAGCAGCTCCAGGGCAAACGGCACCTTGTGCAGGTGCTGGTAGCCCGGCACGTTGCCCATCACCAGCTGCGCCAAGGCCTCGCCGTCACGCAGCCAGGTGCGGCACACCAAGCGCTCGACCTGCGGCCGGGTCAACTCACCCGACACCTCCGGCGACAATGACCACTCCGACCAGGCCGCTTTGATGGTCGCGGCAAACGCCGCATGCACGTTGCCGGCATAGTCCAGCGGCAGCGGCTCCACCGAAATGCCCGGACCGCCCACCACGCGCTCTTCCAGGCGGTCGTACATGCCCGTCACAATGTCGTGGTCTTCCTCCAGCTGCCGGCACTGCTCGCGCATCGAGCGGCCATCACGCTGCAGCGCGTTGTCAGCGCTGCGCGCCTGCCGCTTGGGTTTGTGGGTGCGGGAGACCTGGGCGGCCTGATAGGCCTGGATAACATCGCGCGCCCCCATGCGCTTGGCCACCCACTGCGGAAACAGCGGTTCAAGGAGGCGATCTACGCGGCTCAACCAAAGTCAGCCACGGCGTAACCGTGACCGCCTCGAGCGGCGGCCGCCACGCGCCGCTCCCACTCCTGGCGCCCGGCGATGATTTGCGGCAAGTCCGCCATCACCACGCGGCGACCGTTGAAAGTAGTGTCCTTGCCGGCCAGCACATCGGCCTCGGCCTGCATGTACAGGTCGAGCATTTCCTGGGGGTTCACAGCCATGGGGTATCTCCTAAGCCCAGGAAGCCGCCGTCATCGGGCAGCTCGGGCAGTGATGTGTCATAGGGGTCTGCCACCAGCTCGGCCGGGGCTTCGTCGGGTTCGTCCGGCGCGCCTGGCTCGTCCGGCTCGTCCGGCTGGTCGCCTGGCGCGTCGGCATCCTCCGGCTCGGTCGGCACCTCCCACACGCGGGTGTCGGGATTCAGCTCCGCGGCCAACGCCTCCAGGTCCAAACCGAACTTGTCTTGACTGATGCGCAGCGCCGCCAGGGCGTACACAAAGCAGTCGAGCGCTTCGTTGCGCTTTTTGCGGGCATCCCAGCGCAGCACGCGGCGACCACGGGCGATCACCCACACCTTGCTCTCGCTGGTCAGCTGCTTAAGTTCGTCGTCGTCACAGATCGAGTCGTCGGCCGGGAAGTGGATCAGCCCCGGCACCGGGCGATTGCCGTCCGGCTGATTCTTGAGGCGGTTGTAAATGACTTCCTTGGCGTTGTCGGTACCGACCTCGGTCAAGTAGGTGCGGGTTTTCTTCTCTTTCTTGCGCGGGAAGCTGGCAATGGGCTTGCCGTAGACGCTGGCCCCGAAAATCGGGATGACCCAGTGCACGCCATGCTTGCGGCTGGCCTTGCGCACTTCGTCGGAGTAGTGGCCGCCGGAGTCCCAGCACCACCGCATCACGCCCATGACCTCGCCGCCTTCGCGGATGAACTGCCGGTGCAGCTCGATGCCGACCTTGCGCAGCAGCTCGGCACTGGCCGGGTCGCCGGTCAAAATCCGCCGATAGATCAGCCACGCCTCCTCACCAGCACCAAAGCCCCACACGCGCAGCTCGTAGCGGTCGTCCTGGGTGTCGATACCACCCATCAGCACCACGCAGCGCGCCGGCACCTGGGCGGCGTACACCTCGCGGCGCTCGCGCAACAGCTCCCAATCGACCTTCTCGGTTTCGTCCTCCTCCCACACCTCGCCGAGCGTGGTGTTGACGAAGGTCTTGAGCTTGCCTCGGTCCTTGCCGACCTTGACGAAGTCGGCGGCGATATCCGCCCAGGTGGTGAACGTCGAATACCCCGTCCACACACTGAAAGTCACCGAGCGCGGCGTGGCGGTTGGGGCTCCCTCGGCGTCGAACCATTCCATGCTATCGCGAGTCCAGATGCCCGAGCGCTCGCAAACCCAGCGCCCGGTCGCCTCGGCCGCCTCGACCATTTCGTGATACTCAAAGGTGCCGCCCTGGCAGTGCGGGCACAGATACCAGGCCGTCGCGACCTCATGACGATCATTGAGCCGCCACTTGATGCCAAACGGAGAATCCTTGCCGCCCCACTGCAACACCAGCTCGTTACCGCAGCACGGCGCCCTGATGTTGAACCGCAGGTCGTGCGGCGACTCGATGGCGGCACGGGTGATCTGGCATATCTCGGCCTCGGTCGGCGTAGACCCCCTGATCGACTTTTTGAAGGTGGCACCCTCCAGACGCTTGTCGCCTAGGAAGGTCGGCGCCCCCTCGCCCTCAATGTCCTCGTCAAACTTCGACAGCTCGTCATAAATGACGGTGTCCGGGCTTTTCTCCCGGTAGTTGCGCGCCGCCTTGCCACCCAGGCACCAGAGCATCTTGCGATTGGCAAAACACTTGGCCTCCAGTGTGTTGTCGCGGTGCTTCATGCCGTACCAGGGCGCCAGGTCGAGCACTACCGGCACATCGCGAATCATGCCCTCGATATGGCGTTTCATGACGCCCTCGGCGTCACCCTCGGTCGGGCAGTACATCAGCACATTGCGTTTCTTGTGCTGGACCAGATAGCCAATGAACGCCATCAGCATCTTGGTGTAACCGAGACGGGCCGACTTCACGAAGTTGACTTCGCGAATCAGGTCATTGCCCATCGCGTTGAGAATGGCCACCTGGAACGGCGCTGTGGTCCAGCGCCCCTCCTGGTAGGAGGACTCCGACGACAGGTAGAAGTGTTTATCCGCCCACTCGACGACGGTCATGGGCGGCTCTTTGTACAACGCCGACAACCCGACCTCGATAGCGGCGGCTAACGGCTTAAGCCATGGCGGGTCAGCCTCCGTCGTCATCCATGGCGGAAATGAACTCATTTAGAATCTCCGGCAAACGATCGTTCAGCCTCGCCGTTTCGTTACGCGTAACGGCCACCTCGCGCTGCACCGCCTCTAGGTGCCGCGTCTCGATGTCGGGGTGCTTGCGCTTGACCTTGGTATGCACGGTGTCGAGGGTCGAGCCGATCAAACTGGTGATCCGACTGAGGGCGAACGTGACGAAATCGACGGGCACCAGATGGCGGCGCTTGACCTCGTTGCGCATGGCCTGGGCGTCGGCCTGCTCCCTCGTTAGGCGCAGGCGTTCTTGCAACAGCTTCTGCTCGGCGAGGGGATCAATGTCATCGCCGGCAAGTTGTTGTTTCCCACCTTGGTGCTGCAGGCGGTTATCTACCACCGAACGGACGTCGTAAAACGACTCTCGGCCGATCTTCTGGACCGGCTCGACGCCCCATTTGTCAAAGGCTTGGACCGAAATCCCGAGGCTTTCGGCCATGCGTTTTTTATTCAGCCAGTACGGCTGTCGGGTAATCGTTGGATTTGTCATGGACTAAACAACAACCAACCTCCGAATTTGGGTCATACATAGCGAAAGAGCGGGGCCCGAATTACCCCCTACCCCCGGCGGGCCTGGGAGGACCCATTGCCCGGGGGTGGGGGTGGGGTGCCGGGGGTAGGCCGCGCCGCGCGCGACCTCACTTCGCGGTCAGGATCGCCTCGCGCAGGGCGTTGGCCAGCTCGGCCTGCCCGTGCGCCTTGGCGATGTTCTCGCCGATCTTGAAGAACGGGAGAATCACCCGGTACTGCGGCGCGCCGTCGGTGTAGAGGAACACCGGCGCGACCTGCTTGCGTGGCTTGCGCTCCCACACCCCGGCGTCATCGCCGACCGTGCCGACGAAATAGCGCTCGGCGTTGCCCTTGCGCTGACTGCGCTTGCTGCCGGTGGCGTTGGCCTGGTAGCCGCGGCCACCCTCGGCCGCGCCCAGGCCCGACAGGATGCGAGTCATTACCCCGCGCGAGACGTTGCCGTATTGGTTCAACAGGTCGGGGTTGGGTACCGCGTACTGCCCGGACTTCATCAGGCCTTGGGCAATCAGCGACTTCTCGAAACGCTTGTGCGGTCGTGCCCCGCCCTGCACCGCTTGCTGCAGGTAGGTGTCAGCAGGGATGCCGGTGGTCCATTGATCCTTGAACCAGACCTTGGCGCCGCGACTCTTGGTCGCCGCCTGGGCAAACAGGCTGCGCTGGGTGGTCGGCGTCGGCCGGTCCAGCCGCTGGGCCATGACCTGGGCAATGCCCGGCTTGATGCGCTTGGTGGCCAGGCGCGTCTGCGCGAGCATCAGGGCGAAGGGGATTTGCTTTCGCTGAATGTCCGAGATCTCGCGGGCCAGCGGCACGCTGTCGATATCAAGTTTCAAGTCGATCATGCAGCCCCCAGATTACTTTTCGGTTTGGACTCCAGCGCGCTTTGCCAGGAACTGGGTATACAGTCCGCCTGCTACGTCAGCACCGATCACAGCGATAACGATGCCCAGCCCTGCTGCAAGATAGAGGTTGCCCCAAAGGGCCATAGCGAGCAGAAGAGTTGCCATGCCGAGCAAACCGGAAGCCAGAAAGCGAAGTGCAACCCGCTGCAGAATCTGCCGCAGACTTAATTCAGCCCCCGATGCCCGCAGCATTTCCCCGGACAGTCCTGCCATGCTCAACAGCACCAACAGCCACAGGGGCACATCAGCGAGCGCCTGATGCTCGTTGTTCATCTGCAATCCTCAAATTAGGTCGGCTCCCACATCACTGGCATCCGCTGGGAGCGAGGAGCAGGCGTGGGGCCGAAAACGAAAAAGCCCAGCACGATGGCTGGGCTCAAGAAAGCAAAAAGCCCGCCTAAAGAGACGGGCTTTGCACGCGGAAAAACCGCAAAGTAACGTGAAATCTATAGATCAAGACCGGTTCTGTCAACTACGTTATCGAGCAACTCTAATTCAGCCTTTGCTCGCCGCCAGTTGAGCGGCTTGTATGCACTCGTTAGATGCAGCGATGTATTTCTGGAAGTACTCAACGAATTGGGCTTGGTTGCTCGTGACTAAGCCCCGCCACGACAGAGCAGCATCCGTCGATGCGGTGCCGCAGCTTTGAAATGGTGCGAACGGCCCACCGAAGCGAACCCCCTCCTCTTCAAGCTTGTTCAAAGCAATTGAGTGGTTGCGAATAGCTTTTCCATCCATGGCCCCGGCTCTAATCTGCTCATGACCACTGTCCATCGTTTCCCTCAGGCGCTGCATAAACTGCATTGCCTCATCCGGGGTGATTTTAGCGGCGGCCTCTTGGGCCTCCAGGTACTTACGGCCCCTCTCCGCCGCTTCAGCGCTTACCGGCGCATCCGGCGCCAGGTCAATGACTCGAAGTTTCTCTTCGGCATTCGCAATCAGCGCCAAGCCAAGACAGAAAATCGCTCCAAACGTCCTTTTCATCAGCTGTTCCTATGTGGGTGATGCCCCAATGATATCACCCACACATAGTCGAGGTAGATCACGCGGCCTCTCGGCGACTCTCGAGCGCACCATCGACCCAGGCAACCCCTGATTTCCACAGCTGTCTGGTTTTTTCTACCTTAAAGCCAAGCTTTTTACCGACGTCGGATAGCGAGGTGTCACGACTGGTGTAGTACTTCATGATCACCTTGCCGCACTCCGGATAACGCTTGAGGAGTCGCCCCACAAGACGATCAATGATCAACGCGACATCGTCAGTAATCATGGGATCTAGCAGCGTATTCTCACGCGAAGCGCAGCAAGACACCCCCGAGCCCAATACAACCCAGCGTCCCCAGTGTTCGAGCAGATCCTCTGCCGTTCTCTCCAAGTGGCTCATGCCTTACCCCCTAGTCCCCAGTGAAGTTCGACCCGCCCGCGCCTCGCCGGTTGGGCTCGTTATAGTGCCGCTCTGGTCCTGCAATCCCGCCAACGCTCTTCAGCGCCTGTATCTCTTTTTCTGCCGCCTGCAGCTTGAAGCTCAGCTGCGTAACCAACTCCTCCAGCGGAAGCAACAACCTGGAGCCATTAACAACCCAACCTGAACCGTTGCAATCCGCACACACCAGCTCATAAAACACTCCCTTTACGACCGCCCTGCCCTTGCAACCCGGACACTGAACCAGATCAAGGCGGGGTCGTTTAAAGCCATCCTGCCGGCCCTTTTTCACGTTCTGCATTCTCCCCTGTAACTAATTCGTTGATTGGGCTGCGCGCCTTGCGTGGTTTGGCTTGAGGCCCTTGGTGATGAATTGCGGATTGCACGCCCGTCAACCCGTGAATCGCCGCAAACCCGATCCCGTCTAACCAGTCGTGCCATTGCTCCAGAGCCTCCCGGCGCAAGCCGTTGCCCTTGGTCTTGATGTAGGTATCAGCAACTTTGCCGAGTGAGTGGTTGAGCAGCATCTCGCCAATAAACCCATCTACCCCCATATCGAGCCATGCAGTGCGTGCCACCTTGCGCAAGTCATGGCTTGACCATTCGCGGCTGGCCAGGCGACGGAACACCGACGCGGCTTGGCTGGCACTCATGGATTGCCCTTTGCGACCAGGGAACAGATATTTCCCGGTGTATCCGCTTTCGAGCTGGGCAGCCCGGTACCGGCGCAACAGCGCGCACACCTGCGGGGTCAGTGGCAAACGGTGCTCGGTGCGCGTCTTGGTGTGCTTGGCGGGAATGACCCACTCGCCATGACCCAAGGCGAAGTCGGGCCACTCTGCCCTACGACTCTCGCCAACCCGGGTGCCGTGACAGATCATCAGCAGTGCCAACATGGCATCGGCACACGTAGTGTTGAAGAGAGCGCCAAGCGCAGGCACCACCTCTTGCAGATGATCCGCGCGCAGACGCCCGTCCTTCGGCGCGATCTTGGTTTTGATGAAGGTCGTGAATTTCACCTCAGCCATGGGGTTGCTCGGGATCAGCCCGAGAGCACGCGCCGTGCTCACCGCCAGGCTCAAAACCCTGAAAATCTGTCGGACGTAGGACGTGGAACATCCGGCCTGAAGCGGCCACATCAGCGATCTGTCCAGCACCGCGGGCGTCAATGCCAATATTGGCAGGTCTCCGAGACGGGGCTGCAGGTGCTTATCCACCACAGTGCGAACGGTGCTCTTCCACGAAGCAGACAACGAGGCGTCATTTGTGACGCGCTCCCTGAACCAGGCCAATAGGTCGTTGAACGTCACCAGGCCAGCCAAGGCCACCGTCTCATCCGGGCGCCCCAGCAAGCGCTGCCGCAGCCCAGGCAGTTCGGCGAAGATTGCCGCCGGACCATACTCGGGGAAGCGAGCCAACCGGTTCCACTTGCGGCGAACGACCAAAAACCACGTCCCAGCCTGACGGCTCTGATCGAATCGAAACCTCAAACCGGGGTGGCGCGGGTCGCGCAGATCGCGCACGCCAAGCTCTGCCGCCTGGCGTCGGATCTCAGCATCGGATAATTTCACCGCCAAAGTTGCACTCATGCCGAGACAAGCCTCTCACGCAGCAGTAGAGCCTGAGCGCGCATCACGCCCTCGGCGTGGTACTGATGTGCGGTGTCGCGACCCACGGCCCGGCTGCGGCCGTCGCAGGCGTCGTGGCAGGCGCTGCAGGACCAGGCGCCTTGCATGTCGTGCGGTTTCTTCCCGACGCCGCAGGTGCCGGCCAGGCGGTAATGCGCGAGGACCGTGGTCTCGGGGATGCCGTTGCACACGCCCGGGATACGCACCTGGCATTCCCGCCCGCGCGCGGCCTTGGTCAGTTTGGTTTGCCGCATGGTCAGGACTCCTCCTTGCCGCGGTGCGATTCCCACTCGAAAGGCACAATCACCCCGCCACCCTCGCGCAGGCGGTCGTAGCACCGCTCGCCCATGGCGTGGCGCAGTTGGCTGGCCTCCAGGTTGGAAATCACCACCGTGGGGCGCATCTGCTCGTAGCGCCCATTGATGATCGAAAACAGGGTGGTCAGCTCGAAATCGCTCGGCTGCTCCTTGCTGACACCAACCTCGTCCAGCACCAACAGCGAAGGCGCGATGAGACTGGACAGGATGTCGGCCTCGGACTGCTCATTGTGGCGGTCGTACGTGGCACGGATGGACTGGAGCACCGCGCCCACCGTCCGGTAGACGGCCGTGGCCGAGGAGCTGCGCATCAGCTCGTTGGCCATTGCCGCGCCGAGGTGCGTCTTACCGGTGCCGACCTTTCCCAGCAGCATCAGGCAGCGACCGGTGCGCTCGATATCCTCAAATGCGGCGACGTAACGGGTGCAGAACGCCAGTGCTTTGCGCTGACCTTCGTGCTCAACCCGGTAGTTGGCCAGGGTGCGGTCGGCGAAGCGCTTCGGGATCAGCGCCGAACCCAGCTTGCGGGTCATGGCCTCGCGCTTCAGGCGGGTGTCCTCCGCCAGCTGCTTGGCCTCGCGCTCAGCAATGGCACTCTTCTCGCACTCAGGGCAGCGCCCAATAATTTCGCGGCCCAACAGCATGGTCACCCGCTGTTCGAAGGCGCCGTGATGCTCGCATTCCGCTGGCTGGATGCGGAAGCCAGCAGCGTTTCTCACCTCGCACATGGTGATCATCGATTCAGATCGCATAGGTGCCGTCCTCGCGCGCAGCCAGGCCGGCGGTGTAGTCGCGTTCGTTGAAGCCGTAGTGACGGCTGTGGGGTTTGGCCTGGGCCGGTAGCTGGGCGCCGATACGCTTGGTGACCCATTCCACTTCGAAGCCACGCCAGCCGTTCTCGACGGCTATTTCCAGGGACTGGGCTGGCTGGATGCCGAAAGCCTTGCACTGCTCCAGTTTCACGTTCAGGCCCGCCCAGATTCGGGCGGTGACTGGGGCCTTGGCGGCTTTGCGAACCGTCAGGTAGTCAGCGATCAGCGACTCATCCAGACCGTGAGGGTTGTCAGCCAGCATGGCGGCCTTTCCGAACGGTGCTTTCCGGTCAGCTTTGGCCGAAGCCGGCTGCTCATCGTTGGGGGGGCATGTATTTTCTTCCGAAGGAAGAAATACATAGGGGGTTAGATTCTTAGAATAAAGATGGGACTCGGCGGTTTTGGTCTGTTTCGACTCTTCGCCGAATCGGATCACCTCAGCCGAATCGGCTGTGTTGGTCTGTTTCGGCTCAGTGACGTAGACCCAATCTTTCGGGTCATTCACACCGATGTCACCCCGTGCACCGCCCTCGCGGAACAGCACTCGACGACGCAGCAGGCTCGAAATCGCCTTGGATACGGTGTCAGGGTGAGCGTGGATGGCTTTCGCGATGTCGGTAGCCGGGATGCGCTGAGCGCCCGCACCGAAGTTGATGGTGGCCTTGGCCACGTACAGCACAATCTTCATCTCCCGAGCTGGGAGATCGATAGCCAGCAGGCCATCCATGAGCTGGTTGTCCATCCGGGTGAACCCCCTGGACTTGTCAAGTGGGACGATGTTTGTCATGCTTAAATCCGTTATAAAGTTGTAGAGGAAGCCGCCCTGCCAGGCGGTTTTTTTTCGTCCGCTGTTTGGATACTGGATGTCCGAACAGCAGGACGGTCTCACTATTGGCGCCTTGCCAGGTCACGCATAATTCATCCCGTCCGACGCCGGCCGGTGAGGCGCAGGGCGACTCGGAAACGGGCGCACCTCCTCCCCCGTCAAAGTTCCGTCTTCGTTCTCGATCACGAAGATCACCCGGCCAGCCTTCATCGCTTTTGCGATGGCTGGGGCGCTCACATCAAGGCCCTTAGCGACAGCGGTCTGGCCGATTCGCTCAACAAGCTCTGGCAGCAGTGTTCGGTTCATGGCATTGCCTCGGTGGTGAATGCGCATGATGTTAACCGCCGGTTAGCATTTCTTCAATACCGGCGGTTGAGGCAGTTAAATTAACCTCCGGTTAAATTCCGCGCATGACGAAAAAGAAAGATCTCTCCCCCGAACTTAAGGCCGAGTGCGAAGCAGCCAAAAAGCTGTTCACTCAGAAAAAGAATGCGCTTGGCCTCACGCAGGCAAAGGTGGCTGAAGCTGCTGACATCTCGCCGGCCGGGGTAGCCATGTACCTGAATGGCACAAACCCGCTGAATGCGAAATTCGCAGTTGTCTTGTCCAGGCTTATTCAGGAGCCTGTGGATCGGTTCAGTCCCCGGTTGGCTGCTGAGCTTGCACAAATGCAGGGCGCTCAGGTGAAGAGGACTGAAAGCTCTGGGAGCACTGCAGCGGAAAAGGTCTTGGAAATGCTGCGCAAACATGGCGGCAAGTCATTGGATGCCACGGCTCAGGACAAGATTGCGAGAGCGGTCGCTGACAGCCTATCTGACGCTCCTCCCCCACAAACAGCGGCCGGACAAGCTGCAATCATGGTCATTCCGGGCCATGGCGATATTTCCATCCCTCAATACGATATCCGGGCGGCTATGGGCCATGGCCAGGTGCCAGCCGAGTACAGCGAAGTCATAAGGAATGTGGTCATCCGCGAAGAGGTGCTGCGCGAGAAAGGGGTGACTTACACCTCAGCGCAGGCGCTCTCGATGATCACTGGGTGGGGGCAGAGTATGGAGGGGACGATCAACGACAAAGATCCTGTGATCGTTGACCGCGGAGTGAATGAATACCAAGGCGAAGGAGTATATGTCCTCACTTGGCATGGCGATCTTCTGATTAAGCGCCTGCAGCGCAAGGATGAAGATCACGTTTGGTTGATCTCTGATAATAAGATCTACGACAAACAGCCGGCCAGGTTCGACGATGTATCGATACACGCAAAGGTCATTCTTGTGTGGAACGCTAAAAAGGTCTAATCCTGACCAATTTAAAGGACTAACAATTTGACAACCTCATCAAAAGCGCTAGATTTTTCCGGCAACACCACTATCACTGATGAGGGCATCCGCAATCATTTCAAGAAAGATCTAGAGCCATGGCAGCCGATTGCTGAGCTCATCTGGAACGGTTTCGATGCGGGCGCCAAGTCCATACGTGTAATCACCAGGGAAAGTGAGATGGGTGGCACGTTATCCGTCACGATCTTGGATGACGGAGAGGGAATCGATTTCACGCAGCCACTAAATAATTTCAGAAGATTTAACGACTCCCTGAAGAGGAAGTCACATTCAACCCATGGTTCAAAAGGCCGAGGAAGGTTGGCCTTTCACAAGATATGTGCTGATGCTACTTGGCATACTAAGTTCCAGGGTCGCCACGCGATTATCGGAATTCAGAGTTCGTCCCTAAGCAGTATTTTTGGCCGTGAAATCACAGTTTCAGATCAGAATGCATATCTCGCAGAGCAGAGTAGCGGCACCTGCGTGGAGCTTAAGAATTTCACCAAAAACCTTCCTGACCACGATGGTTTGCTGACTCAACTACAGTTAGAGCATGGCTGGCATCTGGCATTCAATCCTGAAAAATCTTTGCTACTTAATGCAACTCCTGTCACTCCTCCGCCTCATACTCTAACAAAACACACTATAATCATTGATGGTATCACCTTCGCTATCGAACTTATTCAGTGGGATCAGAAACTACACTCTGAGAAGTCTTATACCTATCTGAGAGGCAGTGATGGGGTTCCTTTGCACCATATGCCTAGTAGCCTGAATCACAAACCTGGCTACTATACGAGCCTTTTGGTTTCGTCCCCTTGGCTGGATGCACTTTCTGACAGCGACTCTCAGCTAAGGTTGTCCTTTGATGAACTCTCCTCCTCAAAGGTATGGAAAGAATTCTCGAAACACCTGTCCATCTTCACACAGAATCATTATCAGAGTTTTCTTGCCCGCCTGGCAGACGAACAAATTGAGGGATATATAGAGGAAGGCGACTTCCCCGACTACAAGGGGATTGACCCTTCATATTCAAGCTGGCGGCTTAGCAACACAAAGAAAATAGTTAAAACTATAATTTTAGCCGACCCAAAGTTATTCAAAAACAGCTCTAAAAAACAGCGAAAGATAATAATCAGGCTATTGGACAAAATCTCAGTATCCAGCGAGAATAGCTCTCTACTTGAAATCTTAGAGAGCGTACTCGACTTGGACGCTGCCGCCATGGACAACTTTGCGAATCAAATTAAGAGAACGAAGCTTCAAAATATCATTAAGACTATTGAGAACCTTCAAAAACGCGAACATGCGATAGCTCGAATCGCCGAGATCATGCGCACGCACTATCAAAGCACTCTCGAAACTCCTGATCTTCAAGGGGTAATTGAAAGTAATACGTGGCTATTCGGCAACCAGTACGAAAGCATTGGTGCAGAGGAAGACACATTCACAAAAATTGCTGAAAACCTTAGAACTGCAGTCAAAGAAATTGATTGCGTTGAGGAGGAAGACGTAGATGATGGCGCCTCAATTGAAGGCGCGAACCGGCAAGTAGACCTGTTCTTGGTCCGTCGTCAATTACAACACGACTCTAACAATCAGGCGTACTTTAGATGCGTGATTATTGAAATCAAGCGCCCAAGCATCTCTCTCAACAAAAAGCACTTACGTCAGATAGATGACTATGCTGCCATCCTTGCGCGACATCCTGAATTTAATGGGATCAGGACTAAGTATGAAATCATTCTTGTAGGCAGGAAAATTTCGGACAATGACTTTGACATCCAAGAGCGCCTAAACAGTCTTATCGACAGGAATGATCCCGGTTTGATTGGGGCAGGAACGTCATCCAACCCCATTAAAAAATATGTGAAGACCTGGAAAACTATCACCGAAGAATTTGAAATCTCCCACAACTTCATGCTTTCCACACTGAAGACTCAACGAGATCGCTTGGAGTTGGAGGATACTAAAGAAGGTCTAGTGGAAGCGCTCCATAAGGAAACCGTCTAAGCATACTCAGCGAAGGCGTCGCTCATCAGAACGGCGCCCCCTTCTCTACCTGCCGCACTACTTCCAGTTCCACATCTCTCTCGATAACCCGATCGTCATCGGTCGGCGCATCCCATTGCAGGATCACCGATCCGTCATCGCAGCAGGTCATGTCCAGGCCTTCAGTCTCCGCCAACAGCCCCATTATCGCCTCCCAGTCCTGATCGCTGTCCGTGTCCAGCTGATGGACCAGAACCTTCCTGCCGAGTTGCGCAAGCGGCGAATTGATCATTGCTGAAATCCTCAGGCCCAGCTTCTCCAATCCCGTGAGCTCCTCGCGAGTTGCCAAATTCGAGAATCCTTGTACTACACCCATACCCTATCTCCGATACTGTATATACGTACAGCTTAGGTTATATTACCGGACCTCTCTGAAAAAATAATTAACCGCCGGTATTGACCTATAGATTACCGCCGGTTAACTTTATTTCGTTGCCGGATCGACATCGGTCAGCAACGAAGGCAGCGATGGACAGGCCTCAACGGTCCAGAGGGGTGGCAACTGCCCCGGACGTGCAGCGTAAAGCGTCAAAGCAGTTATCCAGCGGGTGAGCGCCGCGGCTGGAGAGAAAACAGATTTCACTGGCTGGCCTTGGAGACAGGGCCAGACGGGAAATCACTCCCGAGATCAATCATGGACACGATCACTATCGGCGCATGGATAGGCCATCTCGGCCGAGGCCTAGCGCCTCGCGAACTGCAATGTCTGCTGGAGGTGGCCCAAGGCTTCACCACCAAGGAGATCGCCAAGCACTTCGGCATCAGCGAGAGCGGTGTGGAGAAACGCATCGGTGACGCAATGCTGAAACTGAAGGTAGCCCGGCGCGCCGCAATGGTCGCTGAAGCCATGCGCCGCCAGATTATCAGCCCCCTCTGCATCGCCCTCGCCAGCCTCATCGCCATGTATGCGGTGATCGACGACAGCGACCCCATACGCCGCGACCGTCGCGCTCCGGAACGCCGCATCGCCCAAGTTCGAATCGTTCGCAAGGCCGATGCTTTCGAATACCACTCCTGACCGACCCGAAGATCACCCCATGCAAACAGGTATACACCCTGCTTTCGAGCAGAAGCTTGCCGTCCTCGCGGCTCTGCTCGAGCGCAGCAAGTCAGCCAGGACCGAGGCCCAGGCCAAGGTCGGCCAGCCCGCCCCGCGCTTCCAGGCCACGAACAAGGGCGGCACCTGGGATGTGGTGGAAATCGCCACGGGCGTTGTCCAGGGCTTCGCCTTCAGCTACCGGACCGCGCTGCGGTTCGTGGATGCGATGGAGGCAGGAGCTGCCAGCAAGCGGGCAATCCAGTGAGCAAGCGTAAGCCGCACAACATGCGCGCCCGGCTGGAGCGGACCTGTCGGGCGCTGGTCGGGGCCAACCATGCCGCCGTGGTGAACATCGACCCCAGCGGCCAGCAGGTGTTGGTCAACTGGAAGAACCTCAAACTGATCCGCGTGCGCCAGGTCGTCGACGCCGTGTGCGACATTCCGCATCGCTGGATCATCTACCTCAGCGTGATGTGCCAGAAACCGAACGGCGAACAGTACTGCAAATCGGTAGAGGTCGTCCCTCAGGGCAACTACTTGGCCTCGCACCTGACCGACGTGATCGAAGCTGCCTACACCGACTTGTGCGGCGAGGCCAACCCCAATCACCGAGTAGCATCCGGCTGGATCGCCATACCCGCCGACATCACGCTGGACGAGGCGCAGGCCGCGAAGGTCTTCGCCGCCGTCGGCGCCTGGAAACAACAGAAAGCCGCATGAAACGAGTTTTGAACCCGCTCGGCATAGCCGGAGCCAGCAGCACATCACTTTGCGGCCAAGCGGCATTCATCCCAAAGAGCGGGGCAGCATTCGCCTCAACCAATACTGCAGAGTTCATCAAAGAGCTGAAACGCGGCGATTTCACCAGCCAGGTTGGTCATTTTTTGCCGAAGTAGCTGCCTGCGTAGTCGCTGATGGTGGAGCTGCCCCCCGCATCGGTTGTATTCCTAAACTGCCACACAGAAAGCTAGCTCCGTATGGGCTACGTTTCAGCTATCCGTTTACTCAACGCTGCAGCGATGGCCTGATAATAACCTTTTAGATCTGGGTCTTTATCCAAATCTGTATATTGAAAATGCTCAGCCACCAAAACATCAGCAATTTCTCTATTAAGGTTTTTTTGACCTGTTACCTCACGAAAACAATCGCAGAATATGCCATACATAAACTTAGACCACAACTTTCCATAACAGTCTCGCTCAGCCACGACCCTTTCCCGGCCGCTATACTTAAATTTATCCACCCTCCCATTCTTGATTGTACCAATTAGCTTCTTAAACGCTTCTTTTTTTACTCTAACTCTGCTCGCATCGCTAGCATCGACGTAACTCCAAAACTTCTCTCGATGGATACCTTGAACTCTTTGGAGTGAGCACAATACGTCAACAAATATCAGCCTATTGAAATCAGCAAAGAATCTACGACACTTATCTCTAATCGCTTCAGCCACCTCAGCAGTAACGCCCTTCACTGAAACCCTCTCAAGCTTAGAGATTATAGCCTCTGCCCTCCAGGCATCATTTTCCCAACTATAACCATAAGTGTAAACGACACAGGGATGCTCGATTAGACAGAGGCGATGATGATCGTGATCGCGATCCATAGCCACAATAGTATTAGTAACTTTTGATGCAGCAACATCTCGAGCATGAGGCAATAAGTTATCTTTTGAACCTAACGGCCTAATCTCATAACTCAGACCGGGTAGAAAACGTGAAAAAAAACCTTTCCAGAAGACTGCATCAATTGAGCAACTGCTTTGCTTTTTTTCTTTATCGAATTCGCCACCTTCGGTATAAACCACAAAACTTACACCCAGAAACGCCGGCAAATTTGATCGACCCGACACAGTTCTTGTAAATGTCATTTTACGCAACGATCCATGTGAATCAAACGATCCTGGTTAGCTCCAACCACATCAGGAGAATGGGTAGCGAATACAATCTGGGCCGCTGGATTTAGGCTCTTAATATTTTTAGCCAGACTTTCCTGCCAAGCCACATGGAGCGAGATCTCTGGCTCGTCAGCCATATAAATAAAGCTTTGGCCTTCTTGCAAAAGAGCCTCGCCCAGAATAACAATGATCTGCTTTTCGCCAGACGAAAGCTGGGAGGGCTTCAAGAACTTTCCAGACTCAGTCTTAATTATCAATTCATTTCGCTCATTGAGCGAAATGGTTTTCTTTAATAGAAGTTTGTTAAGTATGTCTAGGAAAAGGTCTCGCGACGAAACGACACTATTCTTTTCCCTGGTAATGCCTTCCCAAAAATCCACCGTACTTTCAATGCGATGAAGAGAGAAAAGAGCCATGAAATCTGCCGGTTTGAGGTCGGTAGCTTTACCCCAACGCCCTCGCAAATCTTCTAGCATGCCAAAATGCCCATCTAGCTTCTTCTGATAACTTTTCTTATCAAGCTTGAATTCAGAGAAAATCTGCAGTAAAGCCTGCTTTTCACTGTCCACCTTTTCCCGCCCAGGAAGAGGTGCCATTTTATCATTTTCTTTGACCAACAAAGAAAGAAACACATGCTCTTGAAAACGCTCATGCAGGGCGTTAACTTGTTTGCTCAAAGACGACAGGTATCTAACTAGTCGGTTAGAAAAGTCTTCTAGTCTTAAATCGACCGGATCGTTCCCCCCCGGCCCTTTGAGCGAGGCGGCTCGCTGTACGGACAACCAAGTCAAAGAAATCATCTCAGATAGATGCTTCGCAAGTGTACGGCTCGCGGCCGTATTTCCTGCTAACTGAGCACGAATAAAGAACGATCCTTTGCTGACCGCATCGTACCCGTCGACCTCACTTAGAACATAAGTATACGGCTTCTCAGTAGAAGACTCGACAATCTTATAATCGCAATGGAAAAACGGGACACCTAAATTCTTTACTACCTCAATATATGGCTTTCGTTTCGAGCGGGGATCCTTCAGATTTATACGAACCGACTCAAAGTCAAGCTCGGACAAATACTCCCTATCAGCCCTAAGGACACCAGATATTATTTTTAGGGTGGTGGATTTGCCAGAGCCATTTGGACCGATTAGAAAGTTTAAATCTTCGCTTGCCTTGAAAGATACCTCGTGATTTCCCCAAAAACCCTTAATGATCACACTTTCAATCAGATTCATAGCATCCTACTTTCACTTGGTCCGTTTGGCACAATGATGGCACAGCTTTGACCGCGACGCATTACCCTCCGGATGCGCTATGTGGATCAAGAAGAAGCACATCCGTACCATCTGCTGCCCCCCTATATGAAACCTAAACCGAACCTATACCCGCAGTGGCGCCTGGGCGCTGGATTGATGAGAGATATGAGCTGTGATCGAGACCAACAAGATGCGCGAGCAATTTGAAGACGCTCTGGCCAAGCAGTACGACGATGCAGGCTTCGACGAGCCCAGCCTGCGGCTGGTTGAAGGTCGGTACTTCGATCCACTGGTCCAGTCTGCATGGTGGGGCTGGCAAAACTCCCGCGAAGCGGTGCTGGTGGAGATGCCCGTCAATGTTTCGGTTGGCCAGTACTCCGTCGCGCTTGAAGACTTCAAGCGCTGCATCGAGGCCCAGTGCCTGAAGGTGGCGCCATGACCGACCTGATCGAAGTGAAGACGGCAAACCTGATCGGCGAGCAGCTTGCCTGGGCAGTCGGCAAAGCAGAAGGCCTCGATGTGAAACTGGCGCCGCCCGTATACGGCAACCCGTGGCGGGTGTTCGTCCGCTACACGGGAGAGGTCACAATCCGCGACGTGCGCTACGACCCGTGGGAGGACTGGGCGCTGGGTGGGCCGCTGATCGAGAAGCACATGGTCAGCCTGCATTGCCCACAGAGCACTGACGACGTTTGGGCTGGATGGGTAATCACCGACAAAGAAGAGTTTTGCCAAGCAGGTGACAATGCCCTGATCGCTACCTGCCGCGCCATCGTAGCCGCCCAGCTCGGCGATACCGTCCAGGTTCCGAAGGAGCTGATGCCATGTTCTTGATTCCACTCGCAGCACCACTGCTCATGGCCTACCTGATCTGCAGGGGGCCGCGATGAGTGCTGCAGCGAAAGTGCTCGATCCATGCAGCGCTAGCCGCATGATGTGGTTCGACAAGGAAGACCAGCGCGCCCTGCTCGGCGACATCCGCGACGAGGTGCACCTGCTATGCGATGGCCGGGTAGTGAAGGTTGAGACTGATGTGCTCATGGACTTTCGGAAATTGCCCTTCGAGGCATCAACCTTTCGCCTGGTTGTGTTCGACCCACCACACCTTACCCGGGCCGGCATGGACAGCTGGATGCGTGCCAAGTACGGGGTGCTCACCAGTGACTGGCGAGAGGATATTCGTGAAGGCTTCGCTGAGTGCTTCCGCGTGCTGGAGCCTGAGGGCATCCTGATCTTCAAGTGGAACCAAACGCAGGTACTTGTGAGCGAGTTGCTGGCCCTGACCGACGAAAAGCCCCTGTTTGGCCACAAGTCCGGCAAGCGCGTAAAGACGCACTGGATCACCTTCATTAAGCTCCCCGCTTCAGCCTAACCCCTCCTCCTACAATTCAAGCCCGCCGGCATGCGCGGGCATGGAGACCTATTGCCGCTACCAGCGGCGTGGAGACCATCATGCAAGACGAAGAGCGCCAGCCGATAGCCTATGTAACCGACAAGGTCCCGGAGGAGAAAATGGCCGAGCTGGTCGGTACGACCAAGCGGGCCTTGGAAGGCAAGCGAAGCCGCGGCGTGATCCCCGAAGGGGTCTGGAAAAAGATCGACGGCAGGATTTTCTATAGCATCAGGAGATACGAAGCGTGGCTGGAAGGAAGCTGGGGCTACCCACTGGAGTCGAACTCATCGGCAAATCAATTCGGATCCGTTTTACTTGGAACGGTGAACGTCGGTCCGAAACTCTCGCGTATCCCCAAACCGCCAAGGGGATCAAAGCGGCAGCCGATCTACGCGCTCAAGTAGTCAGCCTGGCGAAACACGGCGTACTCGATGAAAAGCGGTATGCCGAACTGTTCCCCACCTCAAGCTATTCCGCGCCAGCGAACGAGCTGATGTTCGGTGAGTACGCACAAAGTTGGCTGAATAGCTTGGAGGTCGTGCACGACTCCAGGGTCAACTACAAGGGTTTGATGAACAACTACTGGATGCCCCATCTGGCAACAATGCCGATCAAGGCAGTGACACCCATGGTGCTGAGGGAGGTGGTCGCACGGACCGAATGGAAGAGCCCGACAGTCAAACGCGCCGCAATCGCCCGGGTCAAGGCAATGTTCCGCGCGGCGGTTTATGACGAGGTGGTGGACAGGAACCCAGCGGCGTCGATTCAGCTGCCGCAGAAAAGTAAAAAACAAGTGGACCCGTTCACCATCGAAGAGGCCGACGCCGTGATCGGATGGATGTACGCGAACTTCTCGCGGTGCAACCAGGTGTTTGCCGCCTTCTACGAGTTCGCGTTCTACACCGGCATGCGCACCGGCGAAATCATGGCCTTGCGGTGGGACGAGATTGACCTGGAAAAGAAGACCGCACACATCTGCCGGATCGTGGTTGAGAGGCAGGTCGTTGAGCGTACCAAGACGAAGTACACCCGTACCGTCATGCTGAACAGCCGAGCCATCTCCGCGCTGGAAAGGGCCAAGGAGATCGCCCACTACCGGGCGATCCAGAAGCGCCGCGTGTCGGTAGCCTCCCCTTATGTGTTCCAACCATCAGGGCGCTCGCCGCACATGAAAGGTCCAACCACACCAGGCGGTCACTTCAACGAGGCAGTGGAAAGTTTGGGCATTCGTTCAAGGCCCCAGTACAACTGCCGACACACCTATGCCACGATGTGCCTCATGTCTGGAATGAACCCCGCATTCATCGCTGGCCAACTTGGACACTCCGTGCAGGTCCTGCTCACCACCTACGCGAAATGGCTAAATTCTGCCAACGATTGGTCCGAATTGGCCAAGCTCGAAAATGCGCTAATTGGTACAGAATTGGTACAGGATTAAATTTCGTTCACGTTGCGTCCTTTAGATATAAGGCATTCGACAGCAGTTCAGCCATACTCCAGAATGCAAGCGTTTTTAGGGGGAAAACCCTTGCACAGCCAACGACATACCAACTTTTAGTGAGCCTCAACGTGAAAACATCCCTGTCCATCCTCAGCCTGCTGCTGTTGCTCACAGGAACTGCGACCCTCCCGTCGACCGCTGCTGCACAACCCCCGACCCAGGTTCAACGCGACCCTTCCAAGCTGCACCTGGCTTCCGGCAGCGCCCTGCTGATCGACCTGAACACCAACCAGGAACTGTATTCGAGCCACGCCGACCGCGTGGTGCCCATTGCCTCGGTCACCAAGCTGATGACCGCGATGGTGGTGCTGGATGCCAAGCAGCCCATGGACGAAATGCTCACCATGACCATTGCCAACAACCCGGACATGAAAGGTGTCTATTCCCGGGTGCGTCTTGGCAGCGAGCTGGATCGCCGCGAGACCTTGCTGATCACGCTGATGTCGTCGGAAAACCGTGCTGCCACCACCCTGGCCAACCACTACCCCGGTGGCTATCCGGCCTTCATCAAGGCCATGAACGCCAAGGCCCGCAGCCTGGGCATGAGCCATACCCGCTATGTCGAGCCGACCGGCCTGTCGACGCAGAACGTGTCCACCGCACGCGACCTCGGCAAACTGCTGATGGCTTCGCGCAAATACCCGCTGTTGAGCGAGCTGTCGACCACCCGCGAAAAGACCGTGGCCTTCCGCAAACCCAACTACACGCTGGGCTTTCGCAACACCGACCACCTGGTCAACAAGAGCAACTGGGACATCAAGCTGACCAAGACCGGCTTCACCAATGAAGCAGGCCATTGCCTGGTGCTGTTGACCCGCATGGACGACCGCCCGGTGGCCATGGTGATCCTCGACGCCTTCGGCAAGTACACCCACTTCGCCGATGCCAGCCGCATGCGCCAGTGGTTGGAAACCGGCGCAGCCAAGCCGGCGCCGGCGGTGGCGATGCAGTACAAGTCGGATCGGCAGAACAAGACCCGGCTGGCGACCGAGTAA